CTGTATCAAAACGGACCACATGCCTAGGCCACCCAAATAAGTGGGATTTTAAGACATGCAGGGTGAACCCCCCTGATGGCCCTATCAGGGGGAGGCAAGCTCGAGGAAGGTATGCCAGACCTTATTACAGCCACCTCGGCTTTCCAAGCAGGTAGTTTAGCGCCTTCGGGCAAATTGCATCTAGACAGATGCAGTCGTCAGCAGTAAGTTGAGATTACAAGCCGCTGGGTAAACCCCAGTGGTTGGATAAGTCAAAACCACCTCTGACGAAGTGGTTCTGTAACTTGCAATGCTTGCAGAACGATTTGAAAGTGTCCCAGTAGTCGCGAGGTATGGCGCCGATGGGGACAAGCCACCATTGAACCCAAAATCATATTCTACTTCCGCACCCACAACCCCGCTAGCACCTTTGAGGTCAGTGGTAGCGGTGTTGGTTGAGTCAACAAACATGATGACATGCAACACCATGTTGGTGGGGATGAAACCGATGGTGATAGTGGTGCCCGTAACAGTTACGTCCATGGCACCCATTCGGAACAGCTGAACTGTGCCGAGTGGGTTGGCGGCCGTCACTGATGAACGGTACGCGTGGTAACTGTAATCAACACTGATACCACGTGTCAATGGTAGAATGGGTTTAATGAATTCCACACAATAAGACACCCACAACTCACCCAGCAACTGATTCGGATTCAATTGTGAGATGAACTGGAAAGTGCCCCAATCGTAAGCCCGCTTGTCTATGCCAGTGGTAAGAGACCCGCTGCGCACATTGTACCAAGAAAACTGAGTGATTTCAGACGCACACTCAATGAGGTGCATCAAACCCATTGTTGGTTTAGTGCTAACAGCGAAATCTGCATTTTCAGCCTCCTGTCTGGATCCATACAACGCATCATCGGGGTTGTAATTCGTGGTCATAACAACCACACCCGGTGATCCTGAAGTGATAAAATCAGTGACAAGAGGGCGAAACTCAAACACAATACCGTGGAATCTGTATTGCTGATAACCAGCAGCAATAGTGGATAGCCACGGGAATGTTTGGGCCATACCCGGATTTAATGGGTAGTCCCGGTTGATGAATGGGGTGTCACCCTGGATGTCTCCAAGGTACTCCCTGTGGGAGATGATATTGGTCGAGTGGGTAGTATCGAACTTAGGTGTTTGTCCAGCAAGTACATTGTACTTAGGAGTTGTTCCTGTGATCGTATAATCTCCGCTGCCAAAAATGGATCCAATTCCAGATCCAAGCCACCGCCCTGCCCCAGAGAGATTGAGTCCAGTGAGACCGCTGAGAGCATTGCCAACAATGCCACCAACGTCAGCAAAAGGAGTCTTCCCTGAGGGACCCTTACGTTTGTTATTCTTTCGTTTTCCATTATTTTTCTTTTTCATAGTATTGGATGCCGTATGAAAACCGGGACTGTTCATCCCCGTCAACTATCGTGCCGCCGTGCAGTCTCTTGGCATTTTGTTTAGCACTGTATCAGTTTTGGGGCTTAAGACGGGGACCCAATGCTCTCCGAGCAGGTAGTTTAACGCCTTCGGGCGAATTAGTATTTGATAGGTAACTGAACGAAGCAAGGAAGCCCATATGGATCCAACTCGGTGCTCAACATCAAATTGGAGTAATACTCTTCAATGGCCTCCTGCTCCGCGGGATCAATGTCAAAAGCGAGCCAAAATGAATATCGGGTTCTGGGGTTAATCTGGCTGTAGGACCTGGCCATGCCCTGAGACAGCATTTGGAAACCACCTTCAATGGGAGGAGCGATAAAGGGACTGCCCCCTTCTCCATTCCTCACAAAGCAAGCGTAGTATTCCTGGACAACAGGTATACCTCCAGCCAATGATAGCCCACACAACCCGACTGATTTCAGCCAGCCTGCATACTGCTTGGCGCCTCTCAAATCCAAAAGGCATATGGAATCCTTTGTAAGGGTCACTCGAGGATCCCGCACCATGATATAACCATCAGTGGTCCAAACAGGTTGACATTGACAGAAGACAATCCTCTCAAACACATCCACAGTAGGCTCGACCTCAAGGAGGAAACCCAGCTCCCTGAAATAGCCGTCCAGCTGCGAACGTATCCGAGATTCATACTTCCGTTCAGTGATGATAACGGAATCATCACCATCATTACAAATCTCCATGGGAACAGACACCCACCGGGAGAAACAGTATAAAATAGCAACGCTAATCACACAGTTACCAAGTGAAGTGTTCATGTCCCCTGACATGCGGGTTCCAATAGTGGTGTAACTGAGCTTGCCATCTGGTAAGTTCATATACACCTTATTGCGCAACTGCAGTTGGAGAAGCCGTGACAAATGGCGATCATCTGGATAAAACAACTTGTAAATGGAATGTTCCCACTCCAACATAGGCTTTGTGACATGCCTATCAAATCGTTTCGCATCCAGTCCAATGGCGATGGGATCGGCGAACCGGTCCCACTTTGCCCGGATGATCGTGCCGCGATCCTTAGAATTCAAGCCTTTAAGAATCGCAGGTGTCTTGTACAAGTCATGATTAATG